CAGTTGGCGCAGTTGGCGCCTAGTTTGGCTGATATGTTGTTGAAGAAGTCGCAGGCGTCTAATTTGGATGCTGATACTGGTATTAAGCGGACGCTTGCGTCGTGTGTTGGTCCTGAGATTGATGCTCGTATTAAGAAGATGGCTGAGGAGACCTGGGGTATTCAGCAGGGTAATCAGTTCATTCAGGCGTTGAATGAGGGTAAGCTTAAGGCGTTGATGGCTGATATTCAGGCTAGTTTGTCGGCGTCTGCTGAGTCTGTGTCTCGTACTGCTTTGAATCGGGCTGGCATGCCCGAGAAGGAGTTGCGTGGTTTTGTCGCCGGTGGCTTGAATAAGGTTTTTCATTCGTCGGCTAAGGGTTGGAGTCTGTTGAAGGGTCTTACTGATTGATGCTGTTTTAATTTTTTTATGAGGTTTTTCCACAATGAAGATTTCTGAGTTGATTTCTCAGGAGTTTCGTGAGAAGCTTTCTGTGGAGTGTGCGACGGTGAATATGGAGGCTAGTAAGACTATTCAGGGTCCTGCCGCTGAGGCGGATATTAATTTGATTGCTAAGCAGTTTGGTTTAACGGCTAGTGGTCCGTTGCCGGTGATTCCGCCGGAGTTCTTTAATCCGGCTTTGTTTGATGATCATTCGGAGGCGCCTGAAGATCTTCAGGCTGCGTTTCTGCGTGTGCAGGCTGCGACGGAGTATTTTGAGCATTTGCCTGCTGGTATTAGGCGTAAGTTTAATCATTCTCCCACGGAGATGTGGTATTGGTTGCAAGATGCGGACCATCATAAGGAGGCGGTCGATCTTGGTTTGTTGCATGAATTTGTTACAAAGCCCCCTATTGCGCCAGAGGTGCCGGCTTAGTATATTGTTGGTGTGAGCAATGATGCTCACCTTTCAAGGGGGCGTTTATGGCTAAGGCGACTGTCTCGAATCGTAGTGGTATTCAGAAGGCTTTTGAGAATTTGCTTGCGGAAATTGCTTCTGCTATTGCTGATGAGAAGGTGACGCGTGAGGAGTACCACGCGGCTAAGATGTTGGAGGCGTCTATTCGCCGTATGTTCAAGTCGCTGTAAGGCGCTTGTCCTGGGGGTCCCCTAGGCGCTCCTAGGGGGCTCTCAGAGCCCTAGCACAGTGTGATCTTGATATTATGTGCTAGTTGACACCTTTAGGTGTCTTGCTCCCCGCAGGGGATTGTTTTAAGTTGAGATGCCACCGTTCACGGGTAACCCTCGGTTATTTTAGGAGATTTATTATGTCTAGGCATCGTGTTCACAAGGGTCATTCTAGTAAGAGTTTTCGGAGTCGTAGTGGTAAGACTCACCGTGTTAATATGGTTTCGCGCGGTGGGTTTCGTCTGTAATGCCTTGTTTCCATCCTATTCCTGCTGAGGATGATGGTAGTAATGTTGTGCTCCATCCCTCTAAAGGTGCGCAGAACCTGTCGCTGCCGTGTGGTAATTGTATCGGCTGCAAGGTCGCGCGCGCCCAGGAGTGGGCGGCTAGGTGTATGCACGAATTGCGGGAACATCATTCGGCTATTTTTGCGACGTTGACGTATTCTGAGAAGTGGTTGCCGCCGTCTGGTTCGTTGGTTCCCGATGATTTGATGTTGTTTCATAAGCGTTTGCGTAAGGCTATGTATGAGGGTGAAGCTTGGTTGTCTGTTAATGAGTCTGGCGCTTTTGCTGGACGGTTGCGTTATGTTGCATGTGGTGAATATGGGGACGTTGGTGGACGGCCGCATTATCACAGTATTTTGTTTGGACTTGGGTGTAATGATAAAGTCCGCGCAACGTCCAAGTTGTTTAATTCCCCAGAGCTTGAGCGTGTTTGGGGTTTGGGGGCTGTGAAGTTTGGTGAGGTGACGCATGCTAGTTGTGCCTATGTTGCTGGGTATACTGCTAAGTCTTTTGGCCGTTCTTATTGTGATAGTGACGGCGTTGTGTTGGAGCGTCCGTTTTTGCGTTGTTCGAAGGGTATTGGCTCTGAGTATGTGCGGCGTTATGCTGATGATTTTAGGTCTGGTGCGTTGGTAGTTGATGGTGTTGCGCGTAAGATTCCGCGGTATTATCGTCAGAAGTTGTCTGAGTGGCGGCCTGATGTGTCGCAGGAGTTGGAGTATAATTTGAAGGATCGGTATTCGGAGTTGAATGAGGAGCGTTTGGTTGCTGGCGAAGTCATTGCTAAGCGTGGTGCGGAGTTGACTCGTTCACATTCTTTGTAAGGATATGGTTTTATGACTAGTATTCCTGTTGTGTCGCCGGAGCGGATGATGTTTGTTGTGTTTGATAATGTCGCTGAGTGTTGGATCGGTCAGATTATTGTGGAGAAGCATTTTGCCCCTGCTTGTCGTTTGTTTAGTCAGTTGCTTGCTGATAAGTCCACTCAGCTTGCGGCGCATCCTAATGATTACGATTTGTATTTTATCGGTTATGTTAATGATGCGGGCGTTATCGATGGTTCTGAGCGGAAGATTGTGATGACTGGTGCTTCGTGGGTTGTTGCGAATTCTCCTAAGGAGTGAGCTATGCTTAACAGGAATTTGCCTCCTGTTCCTATTTCGCAGTTCTCGATGGTTCCCCGTTCTGATGTTCCGCGATCTGTGTTTAAGTTTCGTAGTGGTTATAAGACTACGTTTAATGCTGGTTCTTTGATTCCGTGGTATGTTGAGGAGGTGCTTCCCGGGGATCATTTCCGGGGAGAGGCGACTGTTTTTGTGCGTATGTCTACGCCTTTGTATCCGATTATGGATAATCTACATCTGGAGACGTTTTTTTTCTTTGTGCCCAATCGTATTTTGTGGGATAATTGGGTTAAGTTCATGGGTGAGCAGAAGGCCCCTGGTGATTCGATCAGTTATACGATTCCTCAGGTGACTAGTGCTTCTGCGACTGGCTTTGCGAGTTATGGTGTTGGTGATTACTTCGGGCTGCCCGTGATTGGTGGTGCTGTTACTGTAGCGTTGTCTGTGAATGCTTTGCCTTGGCGTGGTTATAATAAGATTTATAACGAATGGTTTCGGGACGAGAATGTTGGTGCTGTTGCGGTTGAGTTTACGTCGGATGCTACGCAGTCGGAGTCTCAGTATAATATTTTGACTCGTATGAAGCGTCCGGATTATTTTACGTCGGTGTTGCCGTGGCCGCTTAAGGGCGGTGTGAATGTTTCTATGCCGTTGGCCGGTAGTGCTATTGTTAAGACTAGTGCTGGTGCTGGGTTTACTGGTGCTCAGCAGAAGATGCAGATGCTTGATAGTGCGACTGGTAATGCGCTTGCTGGTAATTTTGCGTTTATTTCTGCTGGTTTTAGTGCTATGCATCGGTCGAGTACGTTGGCTGGTGGTACTGATGCCGGTGGGACGTATCCGTCTAATTTGTATGCTGATTTGTCTACGGCGACGGGAGCGACGATTAATGCGATGCGATTGGCTGTTGCGTCTCAGCAGTTCTTGGAGAAGGACGCTCGCGGTGGTACTCGCTATGCGGAGCTTCTCCGTATGCATTTTGGTGTTACACCCCAGGATTCGCGTCTACAGCGTCCGGAATATATTGGCGGTGGTAGTATGCCTATTGATACTCAGGCGATACCGCAGACTTCGGCCTCGGCAGTTACTGGGTCTACGACGGTCATGGGTTCGTTGGCTGGTGCCTCAGTCGGTAGTGGACGGCATCGTTTTTCCTATGCGGCGTCAGAGCATGGCTTTATTATTGGTCTTGTGAATGTTCGTGGTGATCTTTCGTATACGCAGGGTGTCCATCGCATGTGGACGCGTTCGACGCGTTTTGATTTTTACTTCCCGACGTTTGCGTTTCTTGGCGAGCAGGTTGTACGTCAGGATGAGATTTATGCTACTGGTGTTGTGGCGACCGATACTGCTGCTTTTGGGTATCAGGAGCGTTGGGCGGAGTATCGTTACCGCCCTAGTCGTATTACTGGTAAGTTTCGTTCGTATCCTACTGCTGGTACGTTGGATACGTGGCATTTGGCTGAGGCGTTTGCTACGCCTCCGGCTTTTAATTCTACGTTTTTGTCGGATAAGTCTTATACGACTGTGAAGCGTGTTATTGCTGCTGGTGCTGCTGGTGATAATCAGCAGTTTTTGCTTGATTCTGTGTGGGATATTTCGAGTACGCGTCCGCTTCCTGTGCGGAGTGTGCCGGGTCTGTTGCGTTTTTAGTTGGAGGTGTTTTCGGGGGGAAGGGACTTCCTTCCCCCCTCTCTAGTTTTTGTTAGTGTATATTGTTGTTTTTTGGTTATCGTGTATTATTTGTTTGTTAAGGAGGTTTTTTTCTTTCATTAAGTGTTCGGCGCATGGCGCGCCGTAATCTGTGAGGTTTTATGATTGTTTTTCGTGATGATGATGATCGGTGTATCGATCGTTTGTTGCCGCTGTTGGCAGCGGCTATTCCCGCTATTGGCGGGATTGTTTCTGGTATTCTTGGGCAGAGTTCTGCTAATCGGGCTA